CCGAGCCAGTAACATGGCTTGTTGCTGTTGTGCCACGCCAGCCACGTCCTATTGTATTACCTGAAACTCCAAGCACCTGGATACTACCGCTAGCAGCAATAACTTTCTTTAGATAAATAAGTTCATCATCTATTTCAACAATGCCTTTACTAAGCGCTGTTGAGTCATCGACCAACATGGTTAAATCTCCAGCAGTAGCTGCGCTAGTAATCACAGTTACGGATTCTTGGTTCTTGACATAAGAGTTTACTTCGCCAAGGGTTTGTTCAGTCAGTTGGTTTAATGTTGCCATTATGCCTTTGCTGCCCTTCCGATAAGGTCAGATGCCCTGACCGCGTTTTGAATGTCTTTCATTTTTGTTGTAGCAGGTTGTATTCCTTGCTTGCGAGCTTCACGATAAGCGCTTAATTCTTTATCGGTATTCTTTATATCAGCCATTACAGTTAGATTAGATATGCTGAGATTAGCTGCACGAAGGCAGTCACCCCAACTTTCATGGTTTTGGGTAGGGCATCCAGTTCTACACTTCGACAATGTATTCACCATATCCTGCAGCAGTTAACTCTGCTGCCTCTGAGTCAGTAATTGGGTTGTCATATCCACCACGAAGCACTTTGTCATAATCAGCCAAGCTGCTATCTTGTGGTGAAACTATGGTTGACCAAGTTCCGTTACTTTTGACAACTGTTTTTCCCCAGTTGTATGCAACAAACCATAAGTCGTATTGACGACCAAGTTTGATTTTCATGCTTGGACCACGGAATATTTTTGCCATTACCATTTAGCCTTATCTGCCCAGTATGCTGCTGACATAACGCCTTTAGCTATGTTCTTAGAATGACGAGCTTTGAATGATTGACGACGTTGGCGATAGGATTTTGTTTCTCCAGATTTCTTAGGAGAACCAGATACGCCTTGCTGACCAAACCTAATTGTCTTTACTTGTGTGCCAGATTTGGCTACGACAATATGAGATTTGGTTGGATGACTTGGAGTACGTTTAGGTTTATTAAAACCCGATACTCCTGCCCTCTTTAGTCTTGGGTCCATTCTTATTATACTCTCCGTACTTTCCTAGTACCGATTGAATACGTCCGTCTTTACGAACACGAACTATCATTCCGTTTTTAATCTGTATTGGGTTAAAGCCATGATGTGGCTTGTATCGACCCGATGACATTAGTAAGCTTTCTTGCTCATTTTCTTTATCATTGCCTTTTTAACCGTAGGCTTTACTACCATCTTCTTGCCAGTCTTCTTGGCTGCTTTCTTAGCCATAGCCATTCCGCTTGCAGTATAAGGGAACTTCTTTCCGTTTACATTTGGCATTGTTATTCTTCCTCTATCTCTTCTTGTATTGTTTCTATGTCTTTTTCTGTGTACTCTGGTGCTTCTAGTTCCCAGTCAGGAAGATGACGAATCATTAACTCCCATGCTTCACCTTCTGAAAAACCTGCCGAAGCAAATGAGTTGTATAACTCATGAGCCTGATGTGCGTACTGCTGGAGTGGTGTAAAAAAATCTAAGGATAATTCTTCAGCCTTTTTCTTTTTAGCCATGTTCCTCCTGTTGAGAAGAGGGGTGGTTGCCCACCCCTCTTACTTTGTAAACTACGCAGTTGCGATGCTTGACTTTGACTTAATGACGTAGCGAGCTTCTTTACGGTAGATGTTCCAACCGAGAAGACCCTTCCATCCAGCGGGACGGAAACGCATTAACTTGTCAGTTACAGGACCGATGACTGTCTTTGGCTCGTATGCAACAGCCTCAATAAGAGCCTGCTTTCCGAGTAGAACAGTTGCGTATACCTTTGATGTACCAGAACCTGAAATAGATTCAGCACGAGCAGTTTCAATATAACGAACCTGGTCGAACACACCAATTTCACCAGACCAAAGGTTGGCTACGCCAGCCTCTGTGTAGGTGTGAGGTAGTTGCCAAGATACGTTTCCAGAGGTTGCTGCTTCTGAACGAAGGTCATAAGAAACATCTGGGTGAATTAACGCTGTGTAGTAACCACCATCACGTGGTTGTACAGATGCACCGCGAAGCTTTGCAACACCCTTACGTGCGAGAGCAGAAGAGATGTATGGAGCGGTGGTGCTTGCTGAAACGTCTTCACCGTTGAGTGTTGACTCATCAGCAGCGGAGCTTCCTGTATAACGCATTGTTGCAAGAGATGTGAGCTTAGACCACACGAGTGAGTCTAGTGAGTCACGCAAGTTGAATGACAACATGTCTGCAACAGCTGGGTCGATTGCGGATAGGGACTCAAGAGCAAGACGCTCAGTTGTGATTACAGCATTGCCGTATTCATCAACTGTAACATTCACCTTATTGGTGTTGTTAAGTGTTACTGCATCTGGGTCTTGGGTTTGAGTTAGTGCTGTGGTAGCACGAGATAGGTCTGTGTAGACCTGGAATACGACAGTATTACCAGGGTTTGTTACATCGACAGGGCGCTTATCCGCAAACTTGCGGAACATTGGCTCTGAACGAAGGGCAAACTCGATATACTTATCATACGCCGTCTGAATCAAGTTCGACATCGTTGATGTCGTAGTTGACGTTGCGGGTGTTGTAGGCATAATTTCCTTCTAATTGAGGGTTATTGTGGACTATCAGCTTTTAAGAAAAGCGCTTAACTCCTCTGGCGAATTTGCGTTCGCTATACGAGAAGCTATGTCTTGACCCACGTATGGGTCCATTGCGCCATCATCAAAGCTTGACATTCGCTCATATACTTGAGCGTCGGGGGATTCTTCTATCCCCTCTTCAACGGCTTCAATACCAAATGCATCGCCGTATTCGTTTAACCATTGTGCGATAGCATCTTCATCTGCCTCGACATCATCTGGGATGAATTGTGAGATTTTACGATTGAGTCCGAAAGATTCTAGGATTTCTCCAACAGAAGCTTCATGACTTTGTGTTGTGTACTCTGCAAGAACTTCATCACGTTCCTTGAGTTGCTTGGAAAGTGAATCAACTTGCTTGCGAAGTTTCTTAACTAGGTCAGTTCCACTGCCATTGTCTTCATCTTCGAAGTCGTACTCTAGATATTGTTCTGCCATTGTTTTTTCTCCCTTATTAGTTGTGGAACCCTCATCGGGTTTTGCATCACACGTACTCCTCACTAGGGGAAGTGATTCGTAGAAGTGATGACTACCAGACTTATACACGTTACCTGGGCTGGACGGTCAGGAACGGAATCTATTAAACGTCAGGTGTCTTTAGACGAGAACCCAACGATGTTTTATCAATTGCTCCACGTTGCTGGAACTTAGCTCGTTCCTTAGAAGCAAGTTTCTTAGTCTTAATACCAACTGAAGCACCACCTGCAAGACCGAGTGACTCACGTGCTAAATCTTCTGAGCCAGCGGTTTCACCGTAAAGCTCCATCAATCGACGGTAATCACCTTGGTCACGGGCTGCGCCTTGGAAAGCTGCTTCGGCAGACTTTGCCTTACCAGCCTTGGTAATCTCTTCGGCAAATCCTCTAGAGATACCTGTATTAAATCCTGCACGGGTTGCATCTGCGCCGACTTCAGCAGATGTATACATTAACTTCGCATCTTCTGTTGCATACGTGAAGCGAGAGTCGATAGCTCTAAAAGCTTTATCCTTATCCAGTAGATAGGAAACTAAGTCACCAGTTGATAGACCGTAATAATCTTTAAGTGCTTTAACAATTTCTTGGTCTGCTGTTTGTAGTGCTTTCTGGGCAATGTTGACTCGTGAGGTAAGTTCGCCCACGCTTATTGCGTTAGAAATTAAATTAGTAAAGTCTTCTGCTTGGTCATAGAAACCAGTAGGTAATCCAGCCTCTTGTAGAATCTCCCTGTATCCATCTTCGGTAGCAACATACTCGGCTGGCGCTAATAGTCTGTCACCAGGTCTTGCCTTACCTTCGGCAATACGCTTTTTAATTGCTTCATTAGCAGCAAAGCGGGTCTTGTAAGCATCGCTATTGTAGATTGAATTCAACACTTGAGAGTCAGTAGGCATGATGTTATCTTCATAGACTGCGTCTATTACACCCATCAATGACTTGATAAAAGTATCGCCGAGTCCAGTATTTTCAAACATCTTCATTACTGAATCTTTAGCGCCAAAGTCTTTGTAGAATTCAATTAAGTTACCAAGAGAACCATCGGACATCTGTTGATATACCTCAACAACGCCACCAGTTTTACGAACCGTACGTGTGCCAGTAACTTTTGGCTTTCCAGCTTCGGCTGCAGCAGCAGCCTGCATGTCGGCTATTTGCTTAGTTAAAGCTGCAATCTGCTCAATAACTGCAGCGGTTGCTGCAGCGTCTGAAGTTGCTGTTGCTGTATTCATTGCCGTATTTGTTGCTGTTGCCGTATTTGTTGCTGTTGCAGTAGCGGTAACAGTAGCGGTAGCAGTAGTAGTAACGGTAGATGTAGCAGTAGTAGTAACGGTAGATGTGTCAGTGCTTGTATCAGTAGATGTAGCAGTACTTGTATC